CTCAGCTTTGCGGCGCGTCCGAGAACAACGCACGCAGGTCCAGGGAATGACTTTCCTGGGCGAGCTGAAGGAGACCATTCAAATGCTGAAACGCCCCTTCGCGGGGGCACGTAAGTATATTGATCGTTATTTCAGCGACCTCTCGAAAATGAGGAAAGGTCGCAACGGTCAGTGGAAGGGTCGCGCAGCCAGAACCGAGGGCTTTTTGTCCGAAGCTGGTAGCGCATGGCTTGAAGTTTCATTCGGGATACAACCTTTACTTAGCGACGTAAAGGGGATCGCCGAAGCCCTAGCCCGCAGTCAGATCGACTCACGTCGAACTGTCATAAGTGGGACGGGTACAGACATTGCAGTCGCGGATTCGACCTCGACCGAGAACTACGGTAATTATAGTACGCTCTCCTTGCGGAAGCGTATAACGACTACCTATATGGTCCGGTATAAGGTCTACCTAGACTACTCTCGTTCTTCCGATATAGGTTCCTCAGGTAGATTGATGGATTTGGCCGGGTTTCGACTCGACCAGTTTGTCCCTACTGTCTGGGAGCTAGTGCCGTGGTCCTTTCTAGTGGACTATTTCACGAATATAGGGGACGTGTTAGAAGCTGGCTGTACGTCGCAGAATGAGATCAAGTTTGTGGTTCGTACGCAAAGACTGGAAACAGTTGATGTAACGAGCTATACTCCTGGTCTCAGTAACCCGGCGCACTTAGCTAGATTCTGGCAGCAACCTAGCCCAACTATCGGAGAGAGTATAATCTCTCGCGCTACGATTTCCCGCTCGCCTTCCGGATACCTAGATACGCCTACCTTCGAGCTGTCCCTACCCGGGACTTTTCAAAAGGTTGGGAATATGCTGGCTCTATGGGCGAATAGTGGGGATTCCTTGACTAAGGGACTTCGGTCTCGCGGTCGTTAACCTTTCTTGGCTTAACGCCATAACTAACCAGGAGACTTAAATGTCTTTCTCACTCTCGACGCCGGTAACAGGCGCAGCTCAAACGGGTTTGACCTCGCCGACGTACACCGTTGCTCTGGACACCAGTCCAGACGCGAATGCACGTCAATACGCAGTCACCGCCTTGGGTGGAACGCAAACTGGCGTCGTCGCCAGTAGCGTTTCGCAACCGTTCACCACCGCAATGTTCCGACCGAAACAGTATCAGGTCCTCGGGAAACCGAACCCTACTACCGGTCTAATTGCGCGTGTTCCTCGGAACACGTACAAGTTCATCTCGCGGAAGGGTGTTCTGCCCCTCGCTGGGCAGCCGTTTCAGAACATGGTCGTCACCACGACGATTGATGTTCCGGCGGGTGCGGACACGGCCGATGCGGTCAGTGTCAGGGCATGTCTGTCGATGCACTTCGGTGCCATCGCGCAGGCCTCTGCCGGGATTGGTGATACGACGATCCAAGGTGTCCTGTGAAGGACCCCTTATTAGAGGAGTTAAACCCTCTAATCGATCACTCTTGGGAAGCGACGTTGGGGCCCAAAAAGCCTTGCCGTCTTCTACAGCCCAAGAGAATCTCGGTAACCCGGAGCGAGAGCTTCGGGCTGCACTCACCGAATTTTTGGTGCGTGCTACAACCCTTTTCCATACGGGTTGTAAGAGAGTCGTTTCCAATCTACTATGAGTAAAGAACTACTCAGCCACCTTTGAGGCACTCCTATGCGTGATTACGCGATGGTTAAATCCGCTCTCATACAAGATGTATCTCGTCTGCTCCCGTTGACCTTTTCTGAGGATCGCTTCTCGTTGGCGCAAGCTAGCGAGGAGAATTGGTCTAAAGAGTCGGTTGCGGCTGCTTTGCAAATCTCGGCGCTTTATAAAAAGTTAGCGCCGGATGGTCAAACCGATGAGGCCATAACAAAGACCCTGGAGAAATTCAGGGACCTAAATGCTTCCATCAAATTTGACCCGCCTAATGAAGGCGATAGTGAGTCGATGGCCTACCTTCTGTCTCTCTTTCGAGATGAGATCTGGAAAGTCACCGATTTCGAGATCGACGGCTGTAATTTTGACCTTGAGTATATCCGGGGTCACTTTGCAGCAGGTCCAGGTGCTAGCCGAATGGCGAACAGTCGTAACTTCTACTCGAAGCTCTTCGATTCTAACCATAGCTACACTGAGCCTTACGTCTTAGCCCTATTTAGGGCCGCCGTCTCTGGGTCGGAGACTTGGACCCGTGCCATGAGGCATTGGGAGAAGTCTTTCAAACCCGTGATGGTCAGGGGTAATACCCTGTTTACGGTGGCAAAAAAATTCGGAGATATCGCGAACGTGCTGTACCGAGCCTCTGCTGAATATGCTTATGCAGAAGGCTTTAGGTAGTTGGATTGAGGAGCGTATGGGGGCAAAGCTGGGCATCCGCCTAGACAAGCAACCAGACGTGAATCGGTTCCTCACTAGACAAGGCAGTATGACCGGCTCCTACGGGACGCTGGATCTGAGCTCCGCTAGTGATAGCATATCAGTTTCTTTGTGTGAGTGGGCGTTTCCTCCGCTGTTCTATAAGTGGTTGAAGCTGTTCCGTTCGCAGATCGTCCGTTACCCAGACGGGCGTGAAGAGGAACTGAGGATGATAAGTACGATGGGGAACGGTTTTACCTTCCCATTGGAAACTGTCATCTTCGCGTGTGCGGTTAGAGCTGTCTACTTAAGCAAAGGCCTCAAGCCTAGCTTTTGGAGCGGACCGACGCTTAACGCAGCTGTCTTCGGTGATGATTTGATAGTCCGTCAGGACTGTTTTCATACACTGGAGAAGTTGCTTAGCCGTTTAGGGTTCGCCGTGAACGTTAGCAAGTCGTTCAATAGTGGCTCATTCCGCGAGTCTTGCGGTTACGATTACTGGATCGGGAGCAATATCCGACCGGTTTATTTGACTAGCCTAGAGACTCCTCAAGACGTGTATTCGTCATTTAATCGTCTAAGTCGATGGAGCGCCGAAAACGAAATACCGATCGGCCGTACGTTGTACCAGCTTAGCCAGATGGCTCGGTTTCTACCGATACCATTCAGTTGGGCTGACGACGCGGGCTTTAAGGTACCTGTTAGTAAGGCTCCAAATGCATTCGACGAGCGGGGTTGGAGAAAGTTCAGATATATCGAACCTACCAGCACTGCTGAAGACGTGCCGATGGACCCAGTGCATGCGCGAACTCTTGGATATCGGGATTTCAACCCCGATGGATGGGAGCTAGCCTTTCTGGGTGGATATGCGCGCAACCCTATAGTGGACCTTTCTGAACCTAGTGTCCCTTTGAGAAAGGACACGCGGCTGGTTTGCGATCTAATAAGTCGCAGGCCTTACCAAGGTGAGGTGCTACATAGGAGACGTCGAACCGGAG